ACATGGATTTAGCCGTTTGTGGTATAGCGGCTGTTAAAACTGATTTTAATACTGCTAATGGAGTTACTATTGATTATGTAGATCCAGCTTACATGGTTTATTCATACACTGAAGATCCTAATTTTGAAGACATATACTATGTTGGTGAAATAAAGTCTATTACAATACCAGAGCTTAAAAAAGAGTTTCCTAACATATCTAAAGAAGAACTAGAGCGTATACAAAAAATGCCTGGCAATAGACAATATATAACAGGTTGGGGTGGATATGATGAAAACACTGTTCAAGTTTTATATTTTGATTACAAGACTTATCATAATCAAGTTTTTAAAATAAAACAAACAGATCAAGGTTTAATGAAAGCTATTGAAAAGCCAGATACGTTTAATCCACCTGAAAATGATAATTTTGAAAGAGTTTCAAGATCTATAGAGGTTTTGTATCATGGCGCTAAAGTTTTAGGCACAGACACAATGCTTAAATGGGAACTAGCTGAAAACATGTCAAGACCATATGCTGACACTACTAAAGTAAAAATGAATTATGCTATTTGTTCGCCTAGAATGTATAAAGGCAGAATAGAAAGTTTAGTTAGTAAATGTATTGGTTTTGCTGATATGATTCAAATAACTCATTTAAAGCTGCAACAGGTTATGTCAAGAATAGTACCAGATGGTGTTTATCTAGACATGGACGGATTAGCCGAGGTTGATCTTGGTAATGGAACTAATTATAATCCAGCTGAAGCTTTAAATATGTATTTCCAAACAGGTTCTATTGTAGGTAGATCACTTACACAAGATGGTGAAATGAATCCTGGAAAAGTTCCAATACAAGAACTTAATTCTAGTTCTGGTCAAGGCAAAATACAAAGTCTTATAAATACTTATCAATATTATTTACAGATGATAAGAGATGTTACAGGACTTAACGAAGCTAGAGATGGTAGTACGCCAGATAAAAGCACGTTAGTAGGTTTGCAAAAAATGGCAGCTAATGCTTCAAACGTGGCTACAAGACACATTAAACAATCCTCTTCTTATTTAACTCTTAGAATAGCAGAAAATGTAGCTTTAAAAATTGGAGATGCTTTGCAGTTTCCACTTACAGCTGAGTCTTTAACTAACTCTATAAGTACTTACAACGTAAATACCTTAAAAGAAATAGTTAATCTCAACTTACATGATTTTGGTATATTTTTAGAACTAGAGCCGGACGAAGAAGAAAAAGCTCAACTAGAAGCTAATATACAAGTTGCATTACAACAAGGAGGTATTGATCTTGAAGATGCCATAGATTTAAGACAAATTAAAAATCTTAAATTAGCCAACCAATTGTTAAAGGTTAAGCGCAAACAAAAAGCACTTCAAGACCAAGAAAACGCTCAAGCTAATATTAGAGCTCAAGCTGAATCACAAGCTGAGGCTAACGAGAAAATAGCTATGAACGAGGTTCAAAAACAAGAAGCTATCAGTGGGTCAAAAGTACAGTATGAACAGTCTAGAACGCAAATGGAAATTCAGAAGATGCAAATTCAGGCTCAACTAGATCAACAAAAAATGCAAATGCAGCATCAGTTTGATATGGAATTAGCAAAACTTCAAGCTCAAGCTCAAGCTCAAAACAAGCAGCAATCAGAAAAAGCTAAAGACAAGCGTATACAAATGGAAGGTACGCAACAAAGTAAAATGATAGATCAAAGAAAAAACAATTTATTACCAATAGACTTCCAGGAAGATACGGGTGGTCAATCGCAAATGATTTCTACCCCTGAGCAACAAGCTTAAAATTTATTAATTATTTAATTATATTATATTATGTCAGAACAAACACAAGAAGCTGTAAAGCAAGAAGGTGATTTTAAAATTAAAAAGAAAACACCTAAAAAATTAACTGAAACAAAAAATAACGTTACTAAGATAAATGTTAATCCTAAAGAACCTTTAGTAGAATTAGAACCAGAGGTTAAAAAAGTAGTAATAAAAAAAGAAAAACAAGAAGATGCCATTCAAATCGGAGAAACAGAGAAGGTATCTGTGGAAAAACCATCCGGAGATAGCGCAGAGATGGGAGAACCTATACAAGAGTCCAACGAGACTGCTGAAGGGTTTTCTCCGATCAAAGAAGTAACAGAAGCTGAAGTTAAACAAGTTGAAGCAGAAGTTAAAGAAGCTATAAGAGATGAAAAAGTATTAGGTAAACAATTACCAGAAAATATTGAAAAGCTAGTTTCATTTATGGAAGAAACTGGCGGAACAATAGAAGACTATACGCGGTTAAATGCTGACTATAGCAATACAGATGATAGAACTCTTATTAAAGAGTATTACAAAAAAAATAAACCCTATCTAGATTCTGAAGATTTAGATCTTTTATTAGAAGATTTTGAATATGACGAAGATATAGATGAGGAAAGAGATATACGCAAAAAAAAGCTTGCGTTTAAAGAAGAAGTTGCAAAAGCCAAAAACTTTTTAGAAGAAACTAAGAGTAAGTATTACGACGAGATCAAGTTGAGACCGGGCGTTACTCAGGAACAACAAAAAGCTATGGATTTTTTCAATAGATATAACAAGCAGCAAGAACAAGCTGAGCAACAACATGAAACGTTTAAAAATAATACAAAAAAACTTTTTAGCGATGATTTCAAAGGTTTTGATATCACAGTCGGTGAAAAGAAATATAAGTATAATATTCAAAACAAAGATAAAGTTGCAGAGAGCCAGTCAAATATAACAAACCTCGTTGGGAAGTTCCTAGACGAAAATGGTGACGTTGTAGATCACACTGGTTATCATAAAGCTATTTACGCTGCTGACAATGTAGACAAGATTGCCGCTCATTTTTACGAGCAAGGGAAAGCAGATGCTATTAAAGATGTTGTAAATAAATCAAAAAACCTAAGTGACACTAAAGCTAGGACTACTCAAGGTGATGTATTTATAGGCGGAATGAAAGTTAAAGCAATCTCAGGCGCTGACTCTACAAAGCTTAAAATAAAAACTAAAAAATTTAACTAAAAAATTAAACAATTATGAGTTTAACTCCTCAATTTGGAAGTTTAATTCCAAGTTCAACACAAGAACTTTTGAATTCAAACTACCTACAATTTAACGGTGGTGCTAATGATGGTGATAGTGATTCTTTCGCCCAGCAGTATTTACCAGAAGTATATGAACAAGAAGTAGAGCGTTATGGAAACAGAACGTTGTCTGGCTTTTTACGAATGGTTGGCGCTGAAATGCCAATGACATCTGATCAAGTAATTTGGTCTGAACAAAATAGATTACACATATCTTATGACAACTGTACTTTTGCAGCTGGTTTAATCACAGTTGCTCCTGCAGCTGGATTTCCAGGCGTACAAAACGTTATATCAGAAAATGATACTGTTGTTCTTTTAGACACTGCTACAGGTGCTGAAGAAAAAGGTATTGTTACTGCTAGCGTATTAGGTACTGCTGCCATAGCGGGTACAATTGCTGTCGCTGGATTTGGTGGAGCTGCCGTAGTAGGTGGAGCTGCTTTAACAAGTGGTAGTATCAAGGTATTTGTATACGGTTCTTCTTATGCAAAAGGAACTAGCATGGTTGCTGGTGGTACAATTGCTGCTGGAACTCAACCTAGAAACTCTGTGACTCCTCAGTTTACTCAATTTTCTAACTCACCAATTATCCTAAGAGACCAATACGTAGTATCTGGTTCTGATATGGCTCAAATTGGTTGGGTAGAAGTTGCTACTGAAGATGGTGCTTCTGGATACTTGTGGTATTTAAAAGCCGAATCAGAAACTAGATTACGTTTTGAAGATTACTTAGAAATGAGTATGATTGAAAGTGAGTTTAATCAAGCCGCTGCAGGGGCTGGTGTAGGAAGTGCTCTTGTTCCAGGATCTGAAGGTTTATTTGCCGCTATTCAAGCTCGAGGTAATGTAGAAGTAGGATTTACTGCTGCTGCTGGACTAAGTGAGTTTGATGCTATTTTGAAAAACTTAGATACTCAAGGTGCTATTGAAGAAAACATGCTTTTCTTACAAAGACAAACAGCTCTTGATTTTGATGAT